CGCCGTGAAGCGCTGTACCGCGAGTTGCTGCCACAACTTCGTTCGCCCAGTGGCGATCCGCATCGTGAGAAGTCGTACCCCACCGGTGACGGGCGGATCTGGTCCTTCTGCCCGGCCCACCCTGACGGGACCAAACACCACAATCGATCGCTGAGCCTGAGCACCAAATACGGGGTGGAGTGTTTCGCCGGGTGCGAGTTCACGGCCATCATCGACGGGTTCAACCTGCCTCACCAGCGACCGACCGAAACGGAGCGCGTGGTGCCCATCAGGCAGACCAGACGACCGGCGTCAGTGTCCTACGGCGAGCCGCGGCACCTGTACGTGTATCGCGACAGTTCGGGTGTCATCGTCGGCGAAAAAGGGCGTTGGGAGCAGGACGGCAACAAGACGTTCCGCTGGCGCAAACCCGGCGGTACGTGGCAGGCCGGCATCGCGCCGCTGAAGGTCAGTGATATGCCGTTGTGGGGCGCTGATCTGGTTGCCAGCGCGCCGGTCGACCAGACGGTGTACCTGGTCGAAGGAGAGAAGGCGACCGAGGCGTGCCGTGCGCGTGGGTTACTGACCGTCACGTGCGCCGGCGGTGCGAGTACGACCGAGTTTGGTACGGCGCTCGACGTACTGCGTGGCAGGGTGGTGATTCTCTGGCCTGACAACGACGCGGTGGGCAAGGGCCTGATGCAGCGCGTTGCAGCTCACCTGCGTGGACTGGCGACCGCGTCTTTGACGATCGCGCCAGGTGGCCCCGACAAGGGGGATGCCTTCGAGTACTTCAGCGGTGGTGGGACCGTCGAAGAGCTCGACCAGATGATTGCCCGCGGAGGTGTCGAGGCCAGCGAGAACAGGTTGAGCGAGTACCACATCGACCAGGACGGTGTGATCTCGGCAACCCGGCCTATCGACGAGACGCTCACGCTAGGGTTCCACGCCGAGAACCTGCGCCAGGAGCGCACCGGCGTACACGCGCGGGTCAGTCTGACGTGCAACGGTGCTGACCTGGCCTGGTCGAACTTCAACGTCGAACGAGACGAAGATCGCGTCCGACTGGTGAACTCTGCAGTCAAGGCACTCCCTGCCGCATTCAAGGGGGCCTATGACGACAAGATCCTGAAGACCGACCTGGACCGTTTCTGCCGCGGCCTGTGGGATGCCCAGATCGAGGACATGATGCCGTCGATGGTCGGCGGCACCCTCGAGCCGACCGCACCATCGTTCCTGCTCTACCCGTTCGTCCTGGCGGAAGGCGGCACGATTATTTTCGCTCCTCCTGGTCGCGGCAAGAGTTACACGCTGCTGTTGATGGCGGTGTGTCTCGACGCAGGGAGCGAAGTGTTGTGGCTGCCCGTGAAACGATCCAAGGTGCTGTTTATCAACCTCGAGCGGGGCGCCAGGTCGGTCGCCGATCGGCTGGGCAACGTCAATGCCGCGCTGGGGCTGCGACGAGACCGACCGATTCCCATGATCAATCGGCGTGGCCGGACCCTGGCGGACGTCGCCCAGGCCGCCATCAGACACATCCGTAAGTACGGTACCGAGGTGGTGTTCGTCGATTCGATCTCCCGCGCGGGCAGTGGTGACCTGAATGAGAACAACGTCGTCAACAAGATCATCGACCAACTCAACGCGATGTGTCCTGCCTGGGTTGGGTTGGCCCATACCCCCCGTAGCGATGAGTCGCACCTGTACGGCGGGGTCCACTTCGAAGCCGGCGCGGACATCGTCGCCTGCCTTCTGTCACAACAGGAGGATGATGGACCGCTGGGAATCGGGCTGCAGATCACCAAGCAAAACGACGTCGGCCGCACGCCGCAATGGTTGATGCGCCTGGACTTCAACGGGTTTGGCCTCAGTTCAGTCAGGCCCGCTCGCCCGGGTGAGTTCACCGAGATCGAATCCGGGGCACGCAAAACCAACAAGGAGCAGATCCGCGAATACCTGGCCGACGCGGACACCAGCCGATGCAGCGCCACCGAGATCGGAAAAGAGCTGGGACTGCCCCGCCACGAGGTCGCGCGCATCCTGAACGGCGATCCTCTCCTGTTCGTCAAGCTCGAAAAACGTGGGCGCGAGCAGATTTTCGGGCTGCTGGCCAGCGAAGTCGGCGCATGACCACAAAAAATGTGTGTGGGGTCCGAAAAAGTACACACACATGCCACTCCGGAGCGGCCAATTTTGAGATGCAGGTTGACAGAAAATGTATGTGTGTGAGTAGTGTGTCCCCCCCACGTTTCATAGTTTCGAAGAAACGATTAGGGGTACCGGGAAAAATGTATGTGTGTGTATGTCTGTATAAGGGACACACACATACACACATTTCCCGGGCAGCTCAGAAATGAACCTGAGGTGCCTCGTCCTGGGTCACCACTGGCGGTTCTGGGTCCGTTCCCCCAGCCGTCTCCTGGCCCTCGATCGCTGCCAACGCTGCGGCAAGACCACCCCCCACTGGTCCCGACCCTCATGACCGACTACGCCCTGGTCACTCTCCGCGACCTGGCCCGCAAAATGATCGCCCTCGAAGCTAAAGCCAGAGCAGCCCTCGAGCACGGCGACGACCTCCGCGCCCGCCAACTCTGGTTTCAGCGCGTCCAGATCACCACCCTGCGCTCAGCAAAACTGCGGGAGTACTGGCGCCGATGACCACCAACTTCTCCTTCTCAGAGATCCAGACCGACGAGCTCGAGCAGCTTCGCCTCGAGCTCGCCAACGCCAAAACCCACATCACCCTGCAGGCATCCATCAATCACCTGCTCGAGCAACACATCGCCTCACAGGACACCGTCATCCAGGCCGCGCGGGCGCTGATGGCGCCGGGTTTCAAGTTCGATTCGCACTATCGTGCTATTGCCGACGCCCTCAGCGCCCTGGACCGTACTCATGCATCATCCTGAATCCATGCGCCTCTTCCAGATCGGCGATCGCGTCTACGTCCCGCTCAGCGGCATCACCGCCGGCTCTGGCACCATCCAGGACCTCTGGCCCCGCGGCTTGCTCTTGATCAAATTCGACTCCGACGGCGTCGTCGCTCCCTACCTGCCAGACGACGTCCGTCCACTGCCTACCCCGAGGCCCAGTGAATGCCGATGAAGAGAACCACTCCGTTCTGGCAGATACTCGATCGCTTCGAAGAGGCGCAGAAGACGGTGCTTGAATTTGCGTTGTCTGAGATCGGGGAATGCACGGGTGAATCCCCAATGGAGGTCTATGACCGTCTCTTGAAGGGTGTGCATCCCAAACTCACGGTGTATGCCGGTGATGCACGGCGCCGCTCCCAACAATTACCTCAGAAGTCGCGTGACTGATGCCCCGCGGCGTCGCTCACCCGCCCGAGCTCCGCGCTCAGGTCCTGGCCGCCATCATCGCCGGCGCGACCATCAACGAGGCGTCGCGTCGCTTCGACCTCGACACCGGGCTTGTCTCACGCTGGGCCAGCGCGGATGCAGCAGTTGCAGCAACCCGCGCGGCACACGCTCGTACGCCAGAAGCTCTCGAGGCGATGCTGTTTGACCTCGTCGCCGAACACGTCACGACGATTCGCGCTCAACTTCAAGCGGCCGCCTCCTCTGCCTACGTTCAAGGGCAAACCGCCGGAGACCTTGCCGCCCTGCTGGGCGCCGAGCGAGATACGCTCATTCGACTTCTCGCCGGATTCCGACCCGTCGAACAGCAACAGCCTGGATCAACCCTCACCACTGCTGAACTTGCCGAGTCTTCACCCAGCTCAGCAGCGGATGCTTGACGATCAGCACCGTTTCAACGTGGCCGCGTGCGGCCGTCAGATGGGCAAGACCACCCTCGGCATCCGACTGGTCGCCCTCGGCGCCCAGGACGGCTGGCCGTGCGCCTGGATGGCGCCCACGTACAAGTACCTCGAGGATGTCTGGCTGCAACTGCGGCAGGTGCTCGAGCCCATCACGGTCGCCAAAAGCGAACAGCAACACCGCATTGTCACCCGCCACGGCGGCTCGGTCGAGTGCTGGTCCCTCGACGACCCCGACGCGGGTCGTGGCCGGAAGTACCACCGGATCGTCGTCGACGAGGCCGCGATGGTCCGCGACCTGGACACGGTGTGGCAGGCATCGCTCCGCCCCACGCTGAGCGTGCTGGGTGGTGACGCGTGGTTCCTGAGCACCCCCAAAGGGTTGGACGCGTTCCACCGGCTGTACGAGCTCGGCCAGGACCCCTTGCAGACTGAGTGGGCGTCGTGGCAGATGCCCTCGAGCGCATCGCCCTACATCCACCCCGACGAGATCGCCGCGGCTCGAGCCGAGTTACCCGAGCGGACCTTCGCCCAGGAGTACCTGGCCGACTTCGTGCAGCTCGAGGGAGCCGGCGTGTTCCGCGGCGTGCGTGGTATCAGCCGTCTCAAACAGATGCCACCCCAGCGTGGTCACACGTACGTGTTCGGCGTGGACTGGGCTCGGTCCAACGACTTCACGGTCATCAGCGTGATCGACGCCACCCTCAACGAGCAGGTGGCGCTGGATCGATTCAGCAACATCGACTTCGAGTTCCAGGCTGAAAGGTTGCACAAGTGGGCCGAGCTCTACCACCCCGTGCAGATCGTGGCCGAGGCCAACAGCATGGGCGGCCCCCTGGTCGAACGTCTGCAGACGGGCTACGCCAGGTTGCTGGGGTCTGCCCGCGCGGCACTGCCGATCTATGCCTGGACGGCCACCAACGCCTCGAAGGATGCCGCGGTACGGTCATTGGCCCTGGCCATCGAGCAGAACCAGATCAGTCTGCTCGACGACCCCGTGCAGACCTCCGAGCTCCTGGCCTTTGAGAGTAGCGTGACCGTGACGGGCATGGTCAGGTACTCGGCGCCGCCAGGATTGCACGACGATACGGTGATCGCGTTGGCACTGGCCAATCTGGGGTCGCAGTTGGCCACGGCCGAACGGCCACGCTCGAGCTATCGGTTCGCAGCGGGGCGTAGGTGATATGCTTGTGACGCGTTGAACGCAGTGCGCGTGTACGGCTGACCGTCAGAGCGCTGCAAAAGAAACCCACGCGGAGGTTCTTTTGCAACCATGCCTAGTCACTCGCCGCACAACGCTAATGAAGACGCTCGTAAGTATTGCTTTTACCTTGGGTTGTCCGCGTGGACGCGCAGGGCTGTACTTAGCACGCCCCAACTGCGAGCCACGTTTGCCGATTACGGCAGGTACATACGGGAACAACTAGACGGCGCTGAGTTGCAGCAGCAGCACGTCGATAGCCTCAGGCGAAAAGCCCTGCACTCTGCTGAGTCTGCACGGTACGCCGTGCGCTGCGGGAATCCGAACGACTGGGCCGCAACCGACCGGGTTACTGGCAAGGCAACCCTCCGCATCTTGGGGGCCGACCATGCCGCGTGATTATGCTGACCAACTCGGGCTCTGGGATGACCGGACGTTCGATGGTGGCAGCAGTCGCCAGTTCCGGCGCACGCCGCAGCAGGCTCGCGCTGACTACTACCACGTTTATCTCGGCACGCCGCAGTGGCAGTGTCGTCGGCGCGAGGTGATCGAGCGCGGCAGGTTTCGCTGTGCCCGCTGCGGCAAGCAACGCCGGCTGCAGGTCCACCACAAGAGCTACATGTTCCCTGGCCAGGTGGGTGACGAGTCACCCGAGCAACTCGAGGCGCTATGTGTTGACTGCCACGAGCGGGTCACCGAAGAGGAGCGCAACCGCAGAGGATGCTGACCGTGTGACCGGCGTGTGACATTGGTGATCGGCGTGTGACGTACACTTGGCTACGTCGTGGCCATCGACCGCTCGAAGAAGGAGCTCAAGCCGCCGGATAGCTCCTATCTGACGTCGCTCCAGACCGAGCTCAGCGACCTGTACCTGCAGCAGGACAACGACCTCGACCTGGTGCGCGAACAGCGCGAGATGCGCCGCCCTGCCCTGTCAGAAGCCGACAAGGACTACATGCTGGTCCACGTCGACCCGCGCGACCCAGACATCACCGAAGAGGCGTTCCAGCAGACGGCAATACTCACCCTCGAGCGCCCCAAGCTCAGCATCGTCGGCGGCGAGGGTGACACGGCTCAGACCGTCGCCTCCAAGCTCGAGCATTTCACCGAAGAAACCCTCTGGGAATGTGGGACCAGGGAGCCCGGCTCGGACACCATGACCCAGGTCACCGACGCCACCCTGAACGATGGCGGCGGCTGGGCCAAACTCCTTTGGTCGTCCGATCTGTGGTCCGAACGCTACGGCATCGCCTCACCCAAGTCGGGTGACCCCACCGACGCGTACACGTCCTACGACAAGATGACCGAAGAGGCCAAGAAGCGCGCCGGCCCCCCGTTTGTCTGGCAGTACGTCGATCCACGCAGGGTGTACCCGCAATGGTCCAACGGCTACCTGTGCGAAGTGCTCGAGGTGTCCGAGATGCCGATGCGATCGGCGTTCAGACGCTACCGGCTGTCGCGCGACTCGCAGGGTGACATCGTGCCCGAGGAGCTCGGCCAGTCGCAGAACATCATCGAGGCCAGTCGCAACATGCTGTCGTCGGTGACGTTCCTCGAGCACTGGGACGACGTCTGGGTCAGCTACGCCATCTGCTCACAGAACTTCAACGGCGACCAGACCGGCTACATCGTCAAGCAGTTCAAGCACAAATACAGCTTCGGCGTGCCCTACGACTACGCCCCAGGGCTGACCATGAACCACTGGCGCAACCGCAAGGTCGGCTGGGGGATTGGCCGCACCAAACTGTGGCTCGTGCAGTACCGCCAGTATCTGCGGGCCATGCACGCGCAGTACGTCGCCAGGGACCTCCTCTCCCCCCTGGTGACGTACGGCGACACCCCGGCGGCCGCGGTGATCGGTGACGACGGTCTGCCCAAGGAAACCGACCCCACGGTCCACCCCGGCGAGATCCTGAACCTGCCGCCCGGCCGTCAGCTGCAGCGCATCCAGTACCCCGACGCCAGCACCCTGGAAAAACACATGGCGCTGATAGACGGCGCCATCCGCGACCTCGAGAGTCCTCGAGTGACCACCCTCAGCGGTATGGAGGGCGCCGGGTTTGCCATCAGTCAGGTGCTGAGCTACTCAAGGACGCGCGTGGGTCCGATTCGCCACGGCATCGAGTCCCTCCTCAAGGGGCAGACCGAGAAGTTATGGACGCTGATCAGGGAACGGGCCAACGAGAAGGTCTACGTGTTCAGTGGCGGCATCGACGTCGGCAGCGGCAAGGCGGCGGCCGAGTTCATTGGCTTCGGTCCCAAGGACTTGGAAAGGCCCATGCGGATCAAGTGGGAGGTGCAGGCGCAGCTTCCGACCGACGAGATGATCATGGCGCGCTACGCCCACGAGCGGCTCGCCGCGGGCACGTTCGGTAAGGACGAGGCCGTCACCTACCTGGGCGACAACCCCGACGAGATCCGCCGCAGCATCGCCCGCGACCGCATCAGAGCGTCACCCGCCTATCAGAAATGGCTGGACGCCGAGGTGTTCATGGAAGCGGGCCGCGGCGACCTGTTGCAGAAAGCCCAGGATGCCGAGCAGCTCGCGCTGAGTGGCCAGGTCAACGCCGCATTGCCCAGCGGTCAGCCACAGCCGGGCGTGTTCGAGGGTGGTGGACCCGGTGCCGGCGGGGTGCCGGACCTGGGCGCCCTGGCGGCGGCCCCCAACGGCACGGGTGTGTCGCCGCCAGGCTACCCACAGGTGGTGGGTGGCGCGCAGCAACCGGGCGGCACCCTGCCGCCGGGTGGTGTGCCGTACGGTCCACAGGGACCAGCCGCACCCGGTGGCCGTTGATGGCCACCTCTCCCCAGCAGTCTGAGTTCCTCAAACTCCAGCAGGAGATCACCAACGAGGTGCAGCGCGATGCGCCCGCGATTGCGACGGGCGTGTTCGGCGACAACAAGAACCACCCTGACATGGCGCAGGTGTCCAACCAGAAGCTGGACGACCTGTACCGTCAGGCGTACCAGAGCAACGATCGGCAGTGGCTGCAATCGGAAGCCCGCCGTGATCCGCAGCAGTTCCTCGACGTCGCCAAGCGCATCGGGGTGAGCATGCCTCAGCCCGGCGAGCCGTCGACCGTGGTCGACCCCAACGCATTCGGCAAGGCCGTGATGCAGAACGCCGCGCCCCCAGCTATGCCCGTGGCGCCACCGGCTATGCCAGCCGCGCTACCCCCGCCACCACCGGTGATGCCAACGCCACCGGCCATGATCGCTCCCCCTCCGGGTCGTGTGGCGCCACCACCCGTGATTCTCGGGCCGAACGGGCAACCGCTGCCGCCCACGATGGCCGCCTAGATGGTGCTACTTGATGCCGTACGGCCACGTCGACTCTGGGAGGGGTACCCAGTGGTGATGTCGCGGGGCGTTCGGGTGCGTGGCGTGATACTCCGCGAGCCAGGCGCGCTCACTGAGCCAGTCGCGCACGCCA